CACAGGAATCATTGCAGCAATTAGATCGGTTATTAAATTATTTGTGTTCATGTGTTTTTGTTTTAAATTATTAAAAGGGTTTATTATTGTCGAGTTCATCTAGTATTGGAAAAGCGTTTAAAGGCTTATTGTCAATTAATCTTTTTAAAGTTTCTTCAGCTTCAATCTTATCGATTTTAAAACCTTTAAATGAGTTAAAAGCTCTTTCATGGTCTTCAGTTGCTTTTTGATATTTGCGGCCACTTAAATAGGCTGTGACTTTGACATGATCTCCATCCTGAATGTTTTTCTTTTGCAAATTCTCAATGCCTTTTTGATTCCATTCAATATTAAAGTCGTCACTATATTCTTGTTTTTCTAAATCAGGAATGTGCAAAATCATGTTTTGACTAATCCATCCGCTTTTTTGTTCGATGGGGCTTCCTACCTTGTAGACTGTTCCCTGTAGTTGTAGTTCTATGCTCATAATTATTTGATTTGCCACCTGATTTCCAGGTGATTTTTTAATGCCTTCATGACATCTCTGTGGCTTAGTGATCCAAATAGATCAACTTCACCGTCTGCTATTTGATTAAATACATAAAGCAAATCTGAAATTTTTAAGGTTCCATACTTTAACATTATTGAATCAGCTAGTCTTTCAATTTCGTTTTCTTCTAGTTTATCTTTTATTTTAATTTTAATGTTTAGCTGCATAAGCATTGCAATGATCAAAGCTTTTGACTTGACCTCGCCTGTATCTCTAGACATTTTGTTTAGAGTGGGCAAATTAGACTTGACCGCTTGTGCGACAGTTGCAATTTTTGCAGACTGTATTGTTTTAAGACTGTAAATCTTTGACAATTCGCTCTGCGAACTCACGACTGACTCCGCTTGCATTTTTCTTACTTGTCCCATTTATGTTGTTTTTAGTTATTATTTCATCTAACCAGGCTTCCTGATTTAAGTAGGTTTGTGGATCCTTTCTAAAACTTTTGTCTGGTGTTGATTCTATGTATTTAGGAAGATGGACCATGATCATTTCTTTTGTGTTCTGATTAAGCCTAGACCATTTGTTTTCTATTTGTTTTCTACGTCCTCTTTTTTTATCATACAAATTCCAGAAATCGTCAAAGCCTGGATATATTTCAACTTCAATTTCATTTACAGTTATAGTTTCAGTTACAGTTTCAGTTTCAGTTTCTAAAGGCATTGCCATGGCATTGCCATTGGATAGAGTCTGTTTAGATGTATTATTATCTTTATTCCAACGCTTATAGGCGTTATCACGCTGTTTTGCAGAATGCTTTGCCCTTCTTTCTTTCTCACTTTCAATCCTAACATTGTAGTAAAGGCCGTTTTTGTCTATGCGAAATTTTGCCAAGACATCTGCATTGGGAATGCCACCGCATTGCAATCGCATAAGTTTTTCAGACAGTGGTCCTTTTTGATGCTGTAAACAAAGAAGTGTGATGAATTGGCCACGCTCTTCCATAGTAAGATCAGAAACACCTGTAAGGAAATCCGAGCTGTAGAATAAAAATGCAGGATCTTTAGTCATTTTTATTAATGTATTTTTCGAGCAACTCTTTTCGTCTTTCTGGCTTTATTTTTGCAGGTCTAGGATTTTCTCTTATGTCGCACATTGAAGCGTAATATCTGGCCCTGTCTGCTTCTGAACTTTTTTGCAGCATTTCTTGACAGGCGTGAAGCATTGGTTGCTTGTGTACCTGTGAATTTATATTGTAAAAAGTTCCAATTAAATTATCCGCTAGATCTCTGAATTCTCTACTGCTAAAGTATAAGTCATCATAAGTTTTGCATGCATGCAACACAGTCACATGATCTCTGTTTATAAAACGTCCAACAATTTCACATGGAATTCCTAAAAAATAATGTGAGTATTTGCAAAAAATTTTAGTTAGTTGGATTTTAAATTGATTCCTTCCATCTGCTGTAACATCAATTTTGTATTCATCTCTAATTGTGTTTGCAATTTCATTTAAATCTGTATTTATTTGTTTAAACTGTTGTTCTTTTGTTGTTGTATTTTGTTCCATATTTCTATTTTTAGAAGTGTCTGGGTGGCTTGTGTTATTTTCCAGATAGCCTGCCACCCTTATACTTTTGTTAAAACTATGCTTGATTTGTTGTATTTCCATTTGGGCAGCTTTTGGATAGTTCCATCAGCATCAATAAAGGAATGATTCTTTTCCAGAATTGTGTTTCCTTTAGTAACCCCTTCCAGGGCCGCTTTGTATTTTGCTTTCATTTGTTTTAAATGCTGTTCCATCATAACAATATCTTCACATTCAGAAAAGTCTACTGTCTTTGATCCTTCCCTTCTAGTAATTTTATAGTCTCCCCAGATATAGTGATCTGTTCCCACTAAAGAGTCCATCGTATATTCTTCCAATTGTAACTCAGTCAATTTAAACTGTTTTGCCAACTGCTTTAACTGTAAAGTCGCAAACTCTGGAGCAATTAGCCCTTGTTCTACTTTTAGAACTATGTCGTCCAGAAACATTTTAGCTGTTCTTTTTCTTGTTATTAGCTCTTTTTCTATGCTGTTAACTTCTTGAGCTTTTAGCTCCACTTTTTGTTTCATGTTTCTAGTTAATTTTGAAATTTGATTTGTAGCATGATTAAAATAATCTTGTGCTGTGTTACCTTTATAAATCATTTTGTGTTTGTTTTAAACAGGTTCTGCAATAGGGAATGTTTTGAAATAAATCTTTTGCACGCCCACCACATCTGCTGCATGTTTCGTCTTTTGTTTTGTAATATGTTTGTGGAAAACTCATTTACTAGTTTCTAGTTCATTTGATTCCCACTTATCATCAGCAGAAAAAACTCCGACATTTGAAAAGCCTGTCAAGTTTAAAATTGCTCTGGCCCTTCCTCTTTTTTCAGCCATACATGCTAAATAGCTAACTCTGCAATTCGCTTTGCTTGCTTCGCCTATTGTTTGATATTGAGCTTTATCACCCCATTTTGCATTGACCGTAAAAGAAACATGTTCACCAGGAACACAAAGAGCATCAATAGCACTAAAATCAACTTCAATGTTTTCTATTGCTTGAATTTTATCAATGCCGCTTTTTAGCATGAATGGAATTTCTATTGATCCATATTTTTGCATATGAAAGTCCGCACCTTCTAGGCCATAAACTTTGCTTAATTCTCTGAGTTTATCTTTTTTCATGATTTCGGATTTATATACTGATCGGCTGATTGTGCTGTCACTCTCTCTCTACCACCTCTGTGGACCACTTTTAAAACACCGTTGTCAATGTCTTTTTTTACAGTATTTCTGTGAAGCCCTGAAGCTTTTGCAACCTGTCTAATTGAAAGAGTTGTTGGTGTAGAATTTTCTATTAAAGGAATGCTTTCTAATTCCTTTAGTTTTAACAAAATAAGTTCTAGTCTTTTGTTAAAGGCTTGTTGCTGCAATTGCAACTGATATAGTTCTTGATTTATGTCCATTATACAGCAATTAATTTTCTAACAATTGGCTTTACTTTCGAAAGCTGTTTTGATGTAAAAGAATATTCTTTGTTGGGTTCTTCTGAATCATATACAGCTATAATCAAAAAGCTTTTTTCAGTTGTATGATGTGCTGAATACCAATTTTCGATACTACCAGAAACAATCATGTTAACACCATCTAATGGAATAATTTGATTTTTGTATTCCGTTCTGTAAGTGTCATTAGTTTTTTTTGTTCTTCCTGTCAATGTTAATTTGTTAATACTTTTTAGCTTCTTTAAGGCCTTTTTATATATTTCTTCTGTCATTTTTAAGTATTTTTAGTATTAGTTAAGTCCTTTTTATTAGACAATTTGTGTCATAAAAAAAGGGCGATGTTGTTACTTATCTGAGACAAATATATAAAATTTTATAATAAAAAGGACAAAATAGAACAAAATGAACAAAAAAAAGGGTGATCTTAATAAAAACCTAAGTCCACAAAGCAAAAGACTAAAACAATTTGTTGAAATAACAGGTTATACTGTTGCTGAATTCACCAGACAATGTCAAATTGCTTCGCCTAGAACAATGACAAAAATTTTGTCAGATGGAAATGCACCAACTCCAAAAGTGTTAGAGAAAATTATTGCACGATTTCCACAATTAAATCATGATTGGGTTGTTTTGGGCTATGGTGAAATGATTGTAAAGGGTTTACAAAACCAGGAAACAAGTGCAAATTCATTAGAAAAGTCTAGTGAATCTTCTTATCAATATATAATTCAGGCTCTTAGAGATCATGATTTTGGTATAAATGAACTAAGTAAATCAGTCGAAAAAGCAAATCAAAAAATAGATACAACTGCAAGCCTAGTAATTGAAACAGTTGGTTTATATCGAAAAGAACAAAAGGAAAGAGCAGTTGAATTCTTTGATAAAGTAGATTTAAAAATTGAAAGAGGGGAAAAATTTGTTGAAAATAAATTAGAGGGCATAAGAAAAAACGCTGAAAGAGTAGAAATTGCAAACAGAGCTTTAATACAAAAGCTAGATCATAAGCGTAAAGAGAGAAACCAGGAAAATTTTGACAAGCTGTCAAGAAAAATACATCAGTATTTAAAAGAGACGAGAGAGCTGGAGCAAAAATTAATCAAAGAACAATTAGCCCAGGGAGTTGAAGATCTTAAAAAAGCAATGCACGAAAACGCTGTAAAACAGACAGATTTTGCAATTAAAGCTCTATTAGACAAATTCTCTTTAAAAAAAATAATTCCAGGACTTGGGTCTCCAAATAAAGTGTCTAGTCCCAGGCCGAAAGAATAGCATCTGAAAGCCTGTCTTTGTCAATTCTTATATAGTTTTCAAGTGTTTTCAGGGACTTAATTCCTGTGACTTTCATAATTAGCGAATGACTGACGCCCCTCTGTTCTGTTAGCGTTATAAAGGTCCGTCTTGCTGTGTGGCTTGCAATAAGCTTGTATCTAGGTATTTCTTCAGTCACTTTCTTATTTCCAAAAAACCTTTCTCTGACAACTATTTCAGTAAAACCTGCAATTTTGCAGATTTCGTGTATATGTACATTAAATTTTTGTGAAGAAATAGTGTGCAATGTCCAATTATATTTGTCTAAAAGTCTTTTAAGTTTTTTACTGAGTGGTATGTAAGAAAATTGACCTGTTTTTTTAGCTCTGATTACAATGTTGTTCCCATCAACAAACTTTCTATTAAACCTTTTATAGTCTGAAAATCTCTGGCCTGAATAAACACCAATTAAAAATAGGTCACGATAATAATCTTTTGTTTTGTCGAGTTGTATGGTTTCTAAAATGTCTAGATCGGCCTGTGAAAGTGCAATGTGTGATGTTTCTCTGGGTTTTATCTTAGCATCTTTGTAGGCGGCATTCACAGGATAGCCATTTTTAACACACCAATTCAAAAAAGATTTAAAAAAACCTAGCTTTCTTCTTAGTGTGTTGTCTGATATGTTTTTAGTTTTCCTAAAGTAAGTGATTAGCTCATTAAAAAAAGCAACATCAAAGCTTGACAAATTGTAAGTTGTTTTATTTTTCTTTTGCAGCTCTAAAATTGCTGTGTGAATTCGTGTGTATTTTTGCCAGGAATCTTTTTGCAATGATTCACTGTCTTTTTTTTGTTGTATATAAATTTGAAAATAATCTGAATAAGTTAAAGACTTAGAAACTTTTGCAAGTTGAAAATGTTCGTCAAGCTTTGCTTTGACAATTTCTTTTGTAAGGCTTTCTTTGTAAAAGGCTTTTAAATTATCAAAAAATTTTTGATATTCATTTAGTACATGTGTGATCTGTCTATTATGTTCACCAATTTCACCCCTTCTTGCTTTTGGTCTTTGGATTTTTAAATCCCATTCAGATCTGTCAATTTTTATTTTTGTTGAATAAGTGTGTCTAATTCCTAAAATCCAGAAATTAAAATATATTAAACTATTTCTTTTTAAAAAAAAACTCATAAAGCGGACACACATTTGGACACACTTCAAAACTAAACAAAATGGTACAAATAAGCTATTTTGGTCATTTATTGTTATTTAAAAACACACAAACGCCCTAAAAGACTGATAATGTCGCAAAATGTATAATTGGTCCGAGTCCCTCTTTCTCCGCAAATACCTTTGCAAACCCCTGCTATCAGTAGGGGTTTTTTTTTATGGACACACATTTGGACACACTAGGGCCAAAAGTTATAGTTCCATCATGCAGTTTATTGCAGTTTTTCCACCAATAACAATTCCACATCCGATTGCTTGCTTTTTAAAGTGCTTTGCATAAGCTGCTGCATAACTTTTAGAATCAACACCACAGCCCACCTGGAACGCTAGAATTTTAAAATTAGCACCAACAAACCATTCAGAAAATGCCATTGTGTGGATATGGCCCTGTACTGTGCTAATTAGGTCATTTTTTGCTTTGGTCCTAGCGTTGCCGCCTTCACCATGTAAATATTGCACACCGTCATAGACAACACGCTCAGTCCAATTCCAATTGGTCCCCAAAACTTCATTATAAGATCTAATCCATTGCTTTGGAATATCTGAATCAAAAGAGCGTCTTGCAATAATCCTGTCATGGTTTCCAATTATTACATCGGCCACAGGAAATTGTTTGATCCACCTTTGAAGCCTGTTAATAGCAAATTGTAGCTCATCTCCACCGCCTAAACCATCTGGATCTGTAGGGTGAAAAGAGCTGTAATGATTGTCTAGAAGATCACCTATAAAGACAACCTGATTGCAGTCATATTTTTTATATTGTTCAACACAAAAATCAAAATATTCATTTAGATCAAAAGGACAATGAAGATCACCAATTACAAGGATCCGTCTTTCTTTTTGTTTTTGGAAATGTTCTGTTTTTAAATTAGGATTTAATTCATTCCAATTCATCTAGTTTTATCTTTAAGCTTTTCAAATGTTCTCATTCCGCCTAGTCCTAGCATTCCCAATAAAACAGTAAATAAAGGCTCAGTCTCTAAAACAGGAAATTCAATTTCTGGATATATTGTTTTAATAATGGGAAACGCTACAAAATGATAAGCAAAGGCAAGTGAACAAACCCAACCCAGACTTGGCCTCCAACCAGAAACAAAAAGACTTCTGTGCTGTGCTTCTAGTTTGTTAATCTCAGATTGCAGCTCAATAAGCCTTTGCGGATCTAATTCTTTGCCTTTTATGGCTTCCCTGATATCAAGTGCTAGGCCGCCAATTGGTGACCTTCCAGAGCTGCTTTTCCCTAATAGACTAAGTAATGCTTTTATCATATAATTTTATAAGATGTTTTTCCGTTTACTTTTTCAGCTTTAAGACATCGACCTCTGTTTTCTTCCTGTGAAACATAGCTAACATGGACCCAATTAGGATTGATATCGTCACCAAATTCCCAAATTAATTGATCAAAGCTTAAATTGTTTTTTATATAGTAGAACATTTCAGCATTTGTTTTGTGGCCAAACGTATCATCCAGGTCAATTGCTCTACCCTCAATATGCTGTGACCGAGAACTTCCGCCAATGGCTTGATTCAAATTTTCGCATCTGAAAAAACTGTTTATTTTAATTGGTCCACCTACATATTTTCTAAGAGCTTCGAAAACATTTTGAGCAACACCAACCATATTAGTAACCTGATAAGCATCTGGATCGTTTTTTAAATTTAAACGTAAAGCAGTCCTGGATCTGACAGCTTCTTTAAATGATATGTTTGGACTAATCTTTTCCATTACTAAATTGAAACCATATCTGCTTCACTAAATATTCCAAAAGCCGAAATACTAGGTAAGATCCAAATATGTCGTAAAAAGTCATTTTATATGTGTTCCGTCACAGTTTCCGCTAGGATCTGATGTCTGGCCACATTGGCAAGGCTTAATCATTTTTTAATTTTTGATTTAACTTTCTTTTTTACTTCCTGGAATTTTTCTTCTACTTTGTCTGGAATTCCGTCTTTGTCTTTGTCTGCAAAAACACCATTGTAAGTAAGACCTACAACAATAGCAGCAGCAATCAATAATAGAGACAATGCTATAATCATTTTTTTGAATTTTTAGGGGGGTTGTTTTTTAGATCGTGTGTGATAGTTTGTGAAAGCAAAACTTTGTCTAAAGTGTTGTCATAATTTTCTAGAATTTGACCTTGTAGATTTATGATCATTGACTCTAATCTGTCTTTTTCTCTAATTAGTAAATCAATTTGATTTTCTTTTTTTTCAAGTTGTCCTTTTAAAGAATTAAGCTCGTCTGGTTTTGCACCTGTTATGCTTGAAATAACCATTGCAATTGATGCTGCTATCATTCCAATTAGTGTGTTGACAATCTGAGAGTTTTCTTTTGGGATTGTGTATTTTGTTAAATAGTACAAAATGAGAACGACAAGAACAAAAACAAATAATGCACCTAAATAGTGTCTGATCTCTTTGGCATTGCCATTGTGTTTTGGATCAAATATGTTCATTTTAACTTTTTATAAATACTAATTGTGGTATATGCAACTGCAAGACATAAAGAAATACTCTGAAGTATAGGATTCGCCTCACTTATAGAAATGCCCAAAGCAAAAAAGTTAACGAAACCTATCTTTAAATCTTCCATTTTTTATTCTGTAGGTATTGTGATACAGTTAATCCATTGTTGGTTTTCTTCATCCCATTCACAAGCAAATTTGCCACTTGGTTTTTCTATAGGACATTCCCAAAGACAAGTATTGGCATTTAAAGTCCAACTATCAAAAGGTTTAGGCGAAATAAAAGCATCTCTTGTGCCATTATATTTATATCCTATAGCTGCGAAGTTTTTTCTAAATGGTGTACCTCCTAATAAGTGTTTGTTTCCATAAGTATTATAAGAAGTTTGTTTCCACTTTTGACCTGTAGCTGTTGAGATTGCTACTTCGTCAATATTATCAGGAGCAGACAAAACTTGTATTACAATATTATTACTATTTAATCTCGCTATATGTGCCATTATGATAGAGTTATAGTTTGTGAAGAATCACTTGTTGCTGTTATTACTGAAAATTTGAATCCTGTTGCTCCTGCTGCATTTAAAGAACTTGTTGATACACCTGCTGAAGCTGATAATGTAAAAGCTTCAGGATATTTTAAAACTATAACTCCAGAGCCACCAGCTCCACCAGCACCATCTTGACCGCCACCGCCTCCGCCACCGCCTCGATTTGCTACTCCATTTGCTCCTGCACTTCCTGCTCCTTTACCACCGTTTCCGCCAATTGAAGAACCACCTGTTCCATTACTTGCGAAACTATTCCAAGCACCGCCACCACCACCACCTGCGTAGTAAAGTGTAGCGTTTGTTAAAGTTGATGATAATCCTGTACCTCCATTACCTGCATCATTGTTAGCTGGGGAGCCACCACCTGCTGCTGTTGCTCCACCACCACCTGCTGCTGCCCATTGACCAACACTTGCATTTCTACCATCGCCACCAGCGTTACCTTGTCCAGAAGTACCTCCTGCTCCGTTTGTAAAAGTATTATTGTTAGTAGAACCACCACCACCAGAGCCTCCAACTGTTGCTACTGTACCAGGATAATAACCTCCAGCACCCCCTCCTGTTGCTGTAATTCCTTCAAAAGTAGAAGAGTTTCCGTTATTTCCTTTATTAGCAATTCCACCTGTCGCAGCACCTGCTCCTACAATTACACTATAACTTTGACCATTATTAAAAGTGTATCCACTTGCAGTTTTATAACCACCAGCACCGCCACCTCCACCAGAACCTGCTGCACCGCCACCGCCAGAGCCTCCGCCTGCAACAATAAGATAGCTTAAAGTGCCTGTTGATGGAACTGCTGAAGGTCTTGCAATAGATAAAAATCTTCTTCCTAAACTCATATTTTATAATTTATATATCACTACTATCAGAAACAAACGTTCCTAAAGAATAAAAGAATATTGAATCTGTAGCTGAATCATCTACGCACTCAATTTGTAAAATGTTACTACTACTCCCATCATCGTTATAATCAACACCACCTATTTTATTGAATACATTTGTCGAACTTCCTTGACCTGCAAGATTTAAAGTTTGGTTTCCTTTTAATGGAAAAATAGTAACCATTTGTCCTTTTTTATAGTTAGTTAAACTTATAGTATAAGCACCTGTTAAATCCCCACTTAATTTAAAACTTGAACCTGCAGAACAATCAAAAGCAACTGTTCCTGTTAGAGTTGTAATTGAAACTATTTCTTTATATCTGTTTTCTAATTTAGCGTGTGTAACTCCATCATCTAAAAGTGAAATTGTTACAGCTCCTGTTGCTGAATCCCTCGAAATTGGTGCGGTTGCTGTTATACTCCCAACATCTCCTGCATCGTCTGTGTACAGTTCTGTAAACATTGAATTTATTTTCACCATTGAATCACGAAGCGGATCACCGTCCCCCTGATTTGCTGTGCCTACGTTAATTGTTTGCTGTGCCATTTAATATGTTGTTTTATCTGCTGTTATTAATGTTGTATCTATTGTGCTTGTTGTTGTATCTATTGTGAATGGAATTCCATCTGAATTAAAGGGGTAAACTTCACCCCATCCGAAGGCTTTACCTACATAGCCCCAAAAAGATTCTTCGTATATTTTTCCGTAACCACTCATAAGACCCAATCAATTTTGTAAGATTCATAATTTGGTGATACGTCATCGTTTGTATTTGAGTACCATTCTGGAAAATTAGCTGAAGCATAAAAAGCCATGTGATCCAGGAATCGTTCCTGATAGCTTTCTGCTCTGTCTCTTTCTACCTGTATAAGTTCTTTAATTTCTTCTGGACTTGGCTCACTTGAATTCTCACTTGTTCTTTTAAAGACTCCACCATTTGATATCGTGTAGGCTGCTGATTTTAAAAACTCCGCAGTTGTTAGATGGATCAGGATGGGTTTTATAAAATTTTCTAAAAGGTTTTTGTGATTTGTTGGAATTGGTGTTCCTGGTAATGCTTGAATTGCTGTGACATAATAATTATATAAATCAGTACCAATGATCTCTCTTAGGTACTGTGTTTGACTTAAATGAAGTGCAGGAATAATCTTGTCCGCATCAATATTTCCGTCCATTATAGGCGATCTTCTCACGATGTCTTCTTTACTCACAAATAATACTTCAGCCATATCTTAGTTTTTTCTTCCTTTGTCTGGTCTATCAATCATTTTTTCACTTACAATTGCAGGTTCTCCCTTTGTTCCTGATTTTGGCGGTGCTTTAATTCCTTTTGCAGCTTTTTCTGTTTTATAAATCAAATCTTTTGCTGCATTTGGATTGTTAGGATCAATTTTTTTATTGTCTTTTAATAAATAAGTCTTTCTCTGGAAAAAATGGTGGCAATTGACTCCGCCTTTAAATTTGAAAAGATTGTAACTGCTGCCACCACTAGGATTAAAGTCTTTATTTCCTTCAAACTCTCTGTCTAAATCTTCTTTACGATAAACTCTTTTTGCTCGGACCATTTTTTTGCAAAAGTCTCTAGAGTTTGCACTAACTGAAAGCGGTGCATATTGATATCTAACTAAATACTTTTGACCTTCTTTAGTTTCTCCATCTAGCTTGCTTGATTGAGTTGCTGTACCTCTCGGAGCTGTGGCCATTTGGATCTGCTTATCTAGGTCCTCTTCCTGGTCATAGTCAACCGCCCTTTCATCAATTAGCTGATATCCTAATTCGAAAAGCGTTTTTTCATTATCTCCTAGATCATTGACTAGTTCTTC